GCATCTATACTTGCTAATATATCGCTTAACTCTATGACACTATCTGTCGTTCCATAAGTTCCTGTTACTATCATTCTATCTCCAAATACTGTTGGTCTTGGGTCTATTGTTACTGCCATTATTCTTCAACTCCGTCTGTTTCTACGATAGGGTCCTCGACTATAGTCTCTTCTACCACTTCTTCTGCTACAGGTTCAGGAGCGACCTCCTCAACCACTGGCTCTGGTGCCGGTGGATTGAGTGTGGTCTTTACCTTGTCCAAGAGTTTTGCTTTAGTAGCATACCCTTTGATAGACACTCCTTTGTCCTTTAGCCATCCTGTGATATCCTTCTTAGTCCAACCTTCGTCAGGTAGTCCGTCGTTTCCTTCGTCTACCGTGACACCTACTCCCGGTGTAGTCTTAGCATCGCCCTCGACTACGAACACTGTTGGGTTAGTACAGATAGCAGTACGGTAAGCGTCTAGCCATTCTTGAGAAACCTCTTTGACTTCTCTTCTTATCCAGACTTCTTTAGTACCCGGTACTTTCCTATAGGCGTAGTTACCTATGTATGTAACTGTTGGCACTTAAAGCACCTCAGTTAAGTAATAGTACTGTAATCTGACAAACTTGATTTGCGACTTCTGAATCTATGATAAGTGCCGGAAGAGTTCCTGAGCCAGTGGTTGGGGCTACTGTTGCATCTGCACCTGCCGTTCCTGTGTTATTCATTGTAATCGTTACATCTTTAGCCGCAGTTGCCGAAGCGTATCCGACAATTCCAAGAATCTTTGATGCGCCCGCTGTAAAAACTAGAGGTTCAACAGTTGCTGCTTGAACAATATTCACTGTGAAAGTGACCATTCTTAATCCGCCGTTAGCCAACCCGTCAGCGTTACTTGCAGTAAATCCTGTAAGGCTTCCGGGGTATGAACCACCGGAATTACCGCTTAACCAACTTGTTTCGTCAACTGGGGTTCCTGTTCTCATATCAATATCAGCGAGAATATCAACAAGTGTAAAATCACTGTCTGCTACTTTGATACTCAATCCTTTTTCTGTTTTGGTTGTTGTTGCTACCATATTTAATCATCTCCTAAAATATTTTCTCCATTAATCCTCACTGTAAGTCACGGATAGAACCTTGACCTCCAAAGAAAGTTGTCCATACTTCACCCATTGTTCGGTAAAGTCCCTCTTGACCGAGGCGGTTAATGGCGAATGGGTCTCCGGTTTCGATACCAGATTCAAAGTATTGTGTTGGCTTTGCAGTGCTAAAGTATAGGTAGTCAGTATCAAGCATGTAAATTCTGCTGATGCCGTCGCTTGCCATCTCCTTGGTTGGGATAATTGGAACACCGTTGTAAGTTGCTACGATGAAACCTGCTTCCATACCCGGAACACCTTTTACACCGTTGAATGTTGGAACTACTCTCTTTTCTTCCATGAACCTTTGTTGGCTTTGTAGAAGTTGTTGTATTCTCATCAAGGTGTCATATCCAGTTAGCATGACCTTTGGATTTCCACCACGAGTCCAGATAAGTCTAAACATCTCATCTAAGTGGTCAAGTGATAGAGTTCTGTTAGCAGAACCGCTGTCAGCAGAATCCTCAGCAAATGCCCAAGAGTTACCGGCTGCACTTCTGTCAATCGAGTAAATGTCTTCGTCACCTGCATCGTAGTGAGTACCAGATGCCATTGAGTTGTTACCAGTGGTAATTCTGTCAAGTGATTCAAAGTCGTTACCTGCTACAGTTGTTACATCCTCAGTTAGCATGTCGTTGATGTGCTCTGCGTGGTGCTTACCCATCTCTTCTTTCAAGACTGAACGAATGTCACCTAGACCGTCGTCTTTGTCATTTAGGAAAATCGCTACCTCAGACATATCGAATGAGTGAGCGATGGTTTTAGGCTTTGCTGCAACATTCTGGAAAGTAGGTTTGGTTGTGTCTGGTAGTGTACCGTTCTCTGCAATTCCGCCACCAACAGTCTTGGAAGGCTTAGCAGTAACTACTCTCCATCCACTTCTGTCCCATGGTTTCTTTGGTAGAATTGAAAATGCGTTGAATTCTTGGTTTAGTTGTGACCAAACTTTTCTACCGTAGATTGCTTGGTATGTTCCTGCTGTTGTGCTTAGCAATGGTGCATCAGCCTTCAATAGTTCTGAACCAGTGTACGAGTATCCCATACTTTGTCCAGCACCGTAGTAGTAGCGCTCCATGTCATTGATTGTTCTCATGTAATTTCTTGCCATATCTTGTCATCTCCTTAATCTTATTTTATCCACCTATTCAGTTATGAAATACGCTCCCGGCAAGGTTGTGAACTTCTGACCAGTCCATGCTTGCTAAGTCCTGTGTCGAAGGTACTTCGACAGTGGAAAGTTGTTTTCTAATCGTTGCTGCTTCTACTGAATCAGACGACTTACTGATGTTATCAATTCTGCCACTCAAGTCAGCCAGAGCCTTTTCGATGTTAGCAAGTGGTGTTCTTGCATCGAAGGAAGCGGCTTCTCTTGCTTGTGCTTCTGATGAAAGTTCTTTGTTTAGTCTGTCAGCGAATACAGCACCAAGGTTACCCTTGAATTGTTCTTCTAGGGATGCTGCTTTGTAAACTTCGTATGCTGCTTCCAAATCAGATGCAGTAACTAGGTCTGGGTGTAGGTAGCCTTTTGCTACTGCACCGCTTCCGCCGCTGTTGAGTTTTCCAATTGCATTAGTTGATGGAGAGCCACCTTCTTGTGCTCGACCCTTAACTTGTCCAGCGAAGTAGTCTGCACCGTCACCGATTGCTTCTGGTGTGCTTCCTAGGTTAGCCTTTGAAACATTGTCGAAGTGGTTTCTTGCACCTGTGATGTCAACACCTGCTGATTTCAGAGTGTTTTCCATCCAGTTTAGATAGTCAGTAGTAATGACATCAGAATATCCTTTTTCCATGTCTCCTTCACCTTTGTGCTCAGCACCGTACATTGCTTCTTTTTTATCGTCACCTTCTGCCACTTTCTCACCTTCGTCTTTTTCTTTCTTTTTACCTTGAGATTCTTCAAGTGCTCTTCTTGCTGCTTCTGGCATTTCGCCTTTTTCCATAGCGTCGAGTCTTCCGTTCAGTCTATCTAGTGTGCTTGACAGTTCATTCAATACATTATCATCGTTCATGTTTGTGTCCTCCTTCAATATACGGAATGTCGCCTCCGGGTTAATACCTTTCTCACAAATAGTGACCTCGTGTAGTTCCAGTTTGGAGATTTCTGTATAGTCACCGTGTTGTTGGTCACTCTTTCGCATTCTCTTGAATGCTTGTCCTCCGATACTGAAACCTCTAAGGGCTCCTTTGCGAATCTCTTTGGCAACTTCTCTTGCCTTTTCTATGTCGTCTCGTAGTTTAATGACTACGAACATACCAGCGTCATCGACACCGGATTTCCAAACTCTGCCATCAGAGTCAGTATAAGATGGAATAACGCTCCCAACTTGTATGTTTGAGTGAGCAAGTTGGACATTTCTAAATCCATCTGCTTTCATAAAGTCACCAAAAGCGTTTTTCAAAGCACCTCTAGTAATCAAATCTCCTTGCTTGTCTACCATCTCAACAGATGCATATCCAGCGATTACAAGGTCGTTGTCAGCCTTAACTATACTAATAGTTCCACCGTGGTTGACGGGGGAAGTTCTCAGTGAAGCCATCGCTGCCATTGATTCTATAGAGAATGCTCATACTATTTAATCAAGTATGGAAAACAGCCTTGTCTGAATCTACCTCTAAAACGCCATCTGATACAGGTATGACTAAGTGTTTTTTGTCCTCTTGGTCTTCCGTTTCCGGCTCTATAGAAGAATCTTCTCCGGGTCGTTTTTTGTTATCGTAGTCCGGCATTGTCTTCTCGTCGTGTAAGTTTGTCGGACCCATAGGCGATTCTATAGGTGTAGCATAACCTATACCTAGACCCATAGTACCTGTACTCGATTGACCTACAGCGCCTACCCCACTTTTCAAAAGTTTCTCTATCAACTGTAAGCCTTTGACCATTACCATCTGTTTCTCTCTATCTTTCCATTCGGAGTCTTTTATTTTCTTAGGAGATATAAGTGGTTTACCGTCACCTTGTGATTCATGAACTTCTGCTTTATCTTCGTTATCTGATTCTGCAATATCAAGATTAGCCTTGAGCAGTGCGCCTGCTATGGGGCTCCAATACGCTCTTTGACTTTCAGATAGTCTGACCAAATAACTGTTAGAAGAAAGTGGACTATGAACTGACCAATGACCCTGTGATTCTGTGGCTTTGTAAACTACATCTCCTTGTGGCATTACTACTCTTATACCACTTTTAGCCCTATGAACTTCACAAAGCCATTGTGAATCTAATGACTTGGCAAGTAAACCTAGCGTCTCTCTGCTGACAAGACCTTCACCTTCTGCTTCACCAATTATTTCTGACCCAGTCAAAGTGTAAACAGTTTCTTCGTCTACTGATTCCACCTTACTTACATTAGCAGCATTGACTCTCACATGGTCTCCTTTGTTGTATTTTTCTGGACTATTGAAAGCAACGCCGACATCCATATAGGTTTCACCTTCTGACTCTACTGCTCGGTTGCCTATTTTTTCGGCTTGAGTAATCGGACCAGTACCTAGACGATATGTGTAAGGCCCGTTGCCTCTTCTGTCTAATACTCTTAACACTACATCCTTGCCGGGTTTGAGCATGACCCACTTAGGATGTCTTAGTTCACCAGCCAT